AAAGTATGGCTCGGTGTCGTCTTCTCGAATGGTATCTTCGTAGTACTTATCTTCGTAGTTAGGACCTTTAGCAAGACACTCTTCTATTGCATCTTTGTAAAAATACGGTCTATTCATTAAAGCACGAAGCTGTTGTCTATTCATACGATGTCTCTGTATGACGTACTCACAATCTTCTATGCTTGTTGCTGATGGGTCAGGGTGAAAATCCCACAATGATACATATTCAATTCGTGGTACTATCTTTTCATATGGAGCGTAAGTTTTTTCTCCATTCTCATCTTTATCCCACTTGTGAATACGTTTGTAAGAATTAAACGGACCTTTAACTATTCCTGTTCCAAGTAAACAGGACTCAAAAATAGCATTACGTAAAACAGTAACAGCATCTGTGTCTGTCAATTGATCGTGTATAAGTTTTTCTAAATTAAGAGCTGCTTTTTGTGCAGGACTTATTTGTGGTTCACCTGCAAGAGAAGGTCCGGGAGACAAGTTAGCATTGGCATATCTACCTTCTAAACCACCTAAGAAATCCAAATCTTTAGTTGCTTGTGTAGCACCGGGGGGTAATTCTCTCCCATCTCCTTCATACCCATAAGGGTCTTGTTGGACTATTTCATCCAACGGAGTTGTTTGATGTGCAAATTCTGCTATACCTTCTGGCACTGGAGTTGGCTCAACAACTATCGGAAACTTCTTGTTAGAAAAAAGTATATCGATTATTTGTCCGTATGCAGCAAGAACTTTTGTTTTAGTTACCTTTATGAATACACGAGATCTTTCCGAGTCTCTATATTGAGTAGATGAATCGTAAATACCCCTGTAGTTCTTAAAAGCTTGTAACCAACGTAGTTCATAACTGCGTCTGCCATTTTCTGAATCTTCAAACTTGCTTTTGATATATCCTGCCAATCCGGGCATTTGTTCGCTAGGATTTTGTACAGGTATTTCTGTGTCATCGGCAGGTTGAAGAAAGTTTTCATCAGCCATGATTTACCTATTTGTTATTAGTAGTCTCTTTCTTCAGCCATTTTAAATAAAGAAGCTTCGACTGTAGGTTTAGTTTGCTTCTTTGGCATGTCGACTTGTAAAGCATCTTGATCTACTGCTGTAGTAAATTCAAGACTTTCTCTGTATAGTTGCTTAGAACCCATATCATCGTTTACAGATGTCTTATCTGATCCCATGATATAAGCTGCACCATAATTGTAGTTATTGTTAGGCATATTAAGTTACTCCCATAAAGTTTTGTTGCCGTTGTGTCTCGTCAGCTAATTCTGATCGAGAAGGTGGGGTAACAAACCCCGGAGATACATCTGGTGTTCTACCAAATGTACTCATTCTGTCACCTACGTTGGTATCCTGTTCAATTATATTAAGAGCTTGCGATTGATCTGTTTGAGTAGGTTGTAAACTACTTTGCATTTGATTAAGGAAGTTTGCAGATTCTGATTCCATACCCATTTGTCTTTGAGGTATAGGTTGTCCTGCTTGAGATCTCCCTGTCTCTCGTACAATGTCTGATCCTTCTCCTGCAGGACTTGACTGCATAGCAAAACTAACCGCTGCACCCGGACCTGTTCCAATTCCTTTTTCAAGTAATAAGTCACTTGCCATAGCTGCTCCAGTTCCAACTGGATCTTGCATAAATTGTCTAGCAGTCTCAACTCCTAAAGCACCTATAAAACCTTTTTTCAAAGGTTTACCTAAATTCTTTGTAATCCAATCTAAAGCGTTTGCACCTTTGTTCTTTAGTTCTAGTAAATCTGTTGCTTTCTTTTCGGCTCTTACTTGATTTTTTATGTCTTGAGTTTTTAATCTTGCCTTTTCTGCTTCTTCAGCAGTTTCTGCATAAGCTATGTCGGCTACGTCTTTTCTTTTTGCTAGTTCACTTCCTGCGGCTTCTTGATAAAGTTTTGCGTTACCTTTATTCACTTGACTTAAAGTTGATGTTATTACTTTGTCGCCTTCTTCATAAGCTAACGTAGGATACACAGTTTGAAATTCTTCCACCCTATCTAATGGAAATCTGTCTATTACATCGTTAGTTACTTTATAACGTTTAACTATATTAGAAGAATCTACGCCTATATCTTCGAGATACTGTGCATGACTTGTTGTGCCAGTAAATGCTACGTGAGGAGTAGATGTTTTTACAAATAATTCTTCGATGTCTCTGCCACCTGCACCTGTTGCAACGTACTGTCCTATTGTCGTTTTATTGGCACGTAATGTTGCAGCAAGTCTTACTGGATTTTTTTCATCGTAGCCTAAACTTGTTAGATGTGTTTCATTTAACTTACGAGTATCTTCAAGTGTAAAAACACCTTGTTTCACTTTTCCTGCAGTGGTGTACTCTGTAGGTATGTTTGCTTTTTTTAAAGCTTCGTTTATTAAATCTTCGTTGTTCTGCGGGAAGACTAATCCAGATTTACCTGTAGGATCTCCTATTTGTTTAAGTAATATGTCTCTTATTATTTTAGGAAAGTAGCCTGCTTTTTCTGTTGTCTTTCCTCTGTCCTTAATTTGAAGACCTGATACAACACCATTTTTAAAATTTATATTTTCTATTCTTAAATTTTTAAAATCTGAAGGTCTGTATCCTCCAATTACGTGCATAGCAAGTTGAGTTCCTGCTAGACGTTCAGCTTTGTTTTCACTGTTTAATAATCCTGTGACGACTTCTTTTAATTTAGTGTATGTTTCAAAAGGATACGGACTTGGTACTTTTCTTGTTGGATCTGTAGGAAAAAGTTCTTTGGTTGATGTTGTGCCTATAACACTTGAAAGAACCATTCTGACTGGGTTTCTACCTTTAGGACCTAGATACCCCGCTTCTTCAAAAAATGGCTGTAGTGATCCTAATACTTTGTTAGCACTACTTGCTGTCTTTTTATCTTTTCCTTGTTGCTCAAAGAATCTACCAAATTTTTCTTTTACTTCTGGGTTGTCGTTTATATCACGAATAGTTGCGTTTAGTAAATCTCCTTTAGCCAAGACATTCATAAATGATTTTTTGTCTTTTCGAGTTGAACTTTCAATCAAAACACCTAAAGGTGTAGTTGCGATCTTATCAGATCGTACCCCTTGTGTACCTGAAAGTGATTGTTCAAATTGTTGACTAAATTCTACTGCCATTTATTTAGTACCCAAATGTTTGATCTTGCATCTGGTAGACCTGATTCTTGATACTACCAAGCGTTTTATGAATCGACACATAGCCTGTCATCCTTGTCATTAACATATATCGCAGTGCATCATATGCGTGATCTTCTGCCTTTGTGTCCACATCTTCTGCATTTGTTTTGCTAAGAGGTATACCTGATAGTTGCTTGATAAGATTGACACAGTTCGGAAATATTCGTAGTCTAGGTTCGTTTGTTCGAGGGTCATCAGCAAGCCTACGATGTATTTCCATTTTACCTTGAAGTCTGTTTCTGTCTGAGGGTGTCCAACGCACTCCACATCTCATCATTGTTTCTGCTATGGAAGGACCAAAGCCTGTCTTGTTCCAACACGATGAGTCAAGTACTGTATAGTGGGGAGTCGGGTCTTCTTGTTCTACTTCTAGTATTCTATCAGCTAACTCTTCTGCTGTCAACTGTTTTACGTATAACTCCCTATAAACCCAGATATTATTATCCCAATCAATAGCAGCCCAAAGAACACAAGAAGGACTTGCATAGCCGTAGTCGGCTGCTCGTATTCTTGGGAAGTTTGGCGGAAGGTCAAAATACGGTGTAACATGTTTACTTCTACTGAACTCTGGAAAGGCTGCACCTTCCGTTACTTCCCAATCGCCTTCAAGAAGTCGCTTACGTTCGACTTCGGGTAGCGAACGCAACATCGCTTCGTATTGTCCATCAGCCAACAGATAGGGGTTGTCAGTGAGACGGGCAGGTATGAACCTACGATAAAAAAGAGGTTCGCCTTCCTTTTCATGCCCTTTGGGCCATACAAAAGGTCTACCTGTTTCGATGTCCATTGCAGGAAAAGTTGAATTGTGTTGTGATGGATCGATGTACATCTTCTTGACCCACCAACCTCCGACTCCTCCGGGGTTCGCTGTACAACGCATGTACAGATTTTTTTGTAGTTCAGGATCAGTCGCTCTGAGTCGTGAACGGAGATAATCCCAAACATAAGGCGAGGGATATTGGGTTATCTCATCTATGCCTATCCAGTTAAAGGACTGACCCTGAAATCGTGTTACGTCTTTGTCTTTGTCAAGATACGTAAACCAAATCGTTGCACCCGATGGAAAGTGCCATGTAGATTTTGACTCCCTGAACTTTGCACCGGGATACGCCCGGGGGTACAACTGTCGAGATTTGTCAATAAGTTCTGTTAGCTCATCCAGAGTACGCCTAAGAAGAAGCCCACGATGGTTGCTATTGTGGCAATACCGTAGCGGGTCTGCAAGAAGGGCAAAGCTTTTTCCTCCACCTGCTGAACCACCGTACAAAACATCTCTTTCACTTGAGGAAAGAAACTCTTCTTGAGGTCCTTCGTTTGGCTGAAAAATAATTTCACGCCCATCCACCAGTTGTTCAACGACATCTGGAAGTTGGTCAAGATCTTTTTTGTCAATGACGGTAGTTTCATTACTGTTAAGAGCCTTATCTATTTTGGTTATTTTTTCTTCGAGCTTTCGTGCGTAACGTCGTTTGCTTTCAGCCTGTTGCGTTACCTTTGCTGCTCGCTTCTTTGCTTCAGACAGTCTACGTTGTGTTTGCTTACGTGCTTTGACTTCTGCAGAGTAGTGGTATCTTTGTTTAGGAGCGTTGGGGTCTTTCTTTGGGCGACCACGCTTGGGTGCGTCAGCCATTTCGTTCCCTTTTCATTATTTTTCTACCTCTGAAGAACACAATAAGGTTGATTGTTGTGTTAATCGACACCATTGTAACTAAGAGTGCTTGCCACCACTCAATTTCCATCAATGACTACGTCTTTCTTGGGTGGCAACAGGACAATACCGTGTACAGCCTGTACATTTACGTTAGTTGTTTCTTGTTTACCCAGTCCGACCCTGTTTAACAGCGATTCTGCCGCCCTGAAGCGTAGGTCGTCACCTCTTTCGGGTACTGGGTTGTCAATTGTCGTTACAAGGCGTGTAGCCGCCTTAAATGCGTTCATAGACAGCACGTTTTGGGTGCGTCGAATGATCTCATCTGCTAAACTATTGCGTAGCCATGTCACAGACCCCTTTGCATAAC